CTAGTAGTATTTGATATTCTTCATCTAACATACATTCTTTAATGATATAGTCATAGTCTTTTTTAGTAAAATCAAAAAAGTTCATTATTTTCTTTTAGATTTACGATACTTTCTTCTAATAGTAGTTTTGGTATATTTAATCTTTTGTTTAGCCACTATTTAACCTCGTTGTTATCACCACGAATAAAGTTGTTATTACCATAGTTGTCTGCTTCTTGTTCTACTTCATAAGTTTCAGTAGTGATTTCTTCTGTTCCTATATCATTTAAAACGTGTATTAAATAAACTCCTGTTAAGAACCAAAGTATTATTACTAACATTAAGACAGATGAAAAAGCAAAACATATTCTTTTATTAGCACGTTTACTATCTTTTAATAATTCCATTGCTAAACTTTGTTCTTTAACTGATTGAACTTCTCTTTTCATTTCTACAATGTCCTCCCTAAGTCCCATTTATTTTGCCCCTTTGTGATATAGTAATATATGTTGTTCTAATGCTTTTTCGACACGAGCATCTATTTCTTTATCATAACTGTCTAAAATGTCTAATATTTTGTCTAATTTGATTTTTACTTGAGTTAATCTATAATCAATAAGCACTTGATTAGAACTTTCTTTGTCAAATTCTTTAGCATCTTCTTTGGCTTCCTTAACTGCTTTATCTTTTCTATTAGTAGCAAAGTTAACAACAGTCATCACTGCTGATAATATACTAATGACTAATGCAACTGTTATCTCCATACTATACCTCCTAAATACTCTTACTAGCACTTATTATATCACATTTCTATAAAAAAAACAAATAGAGCATATTTCTATGCTCTACTATATTCATCATTATAAAGTTCTTTGTAAAACTCTTCATAACTTTCTATTGCTTCTTTCGGTGCTTTATCTGATAATTTATACTTCCATTCTTTTTCATCCCAATAATACCATTCTTCGTTATTCATAAAATAAGGTTTATCTAAAATATTCATAATTGCCTCCTATAAAATCATCTATATATTTTTTCAATGCTTTTGTAACCGGTGTTTCTTTTCCTAATTCCATCTGAGTGAATGTTTCAGCAAACCATTCAAATCTTGGTGTTGATTTACCATATCCACTTACATATTTTTCGATATCAGGAACTTGTTTTGATATTTCTTTGAATATTTTTAAATCACCTTGCATATAATCGCCTCTACCTAAACTTCCTATATAGCCTTTTGCGTGTTCTATATTTTCTATCATTTTATATTCTAGCAGATGCCCAAACTCGTGTGTTACTGGATATATGTTATAGTTTTCTGTATCAACCTCTTGCCACCAATTCTTTAATATCTTATTTTTAACATTATCAATAAGTAAATCTTTCTCTTTAAAATATTTTTCATTAAATTCTATGTAATGCCCACCAAAAAATCTAGCATAATTATTTTCTCCTATCATATCAGGAGTTGATACTTGCATTGTCAATTCATTTGTTTTATAGTCGTTATTTATATCATTTTTAACAAACTTATATTTATTAAGCAAACTATCTACTTGTATAATTTGTTCATCTATTAATCGTGGGTCTGCATTTAATATATGTTTTACTACTATATTATCATTTTTATATATATTATTCCATTTTTCTAATAAATCTTCTTTATTATTAACTTCAATTTTGATTTTTGGTTTAACTATGTTATCAACTTTAATTTTACGATAGCCACTAACTTTTAATCTGTCCATTTTAACAGGCAAACCACTTACATCTGATAATTCTTTATATTTCTTTGTTAATTTATTTATCTTACCTTGGCTTTGTAATGCTAAATCATTATTACCACTTTCTCTTGCTAGTATTTGTATATCTTTTTGTTTCCTTATTTCTCTTTCTATATTTCTTTGTAATTGTTCTCCTTGATACATACTATAATGTTTGCCGTTAAAATCAAATCCTTTTTCATTTCTATCTATAATATTTTTTAACTCATCATCATTATATGCAGGTCTTGATACTCCTAATACAATACTAAATACATAGTGGTAACAATTCATTTCACTAATAGGTCTATAACCATTCTTACCATCGTGGTCTAATGTATATTTCTTTCCAGTATAATCAGTTGCTTCTAATCCACTATTTAACTTTTCAAACTCTTCGTTACTAAATTGTCTTCCTTGTACTTTTTCGTGGTCTTCTGCTGGATTTTCGTGTACTGATATTTCTATACCATCAGAGCCTATTTCTAAACCTATTTGTTTCTGGTTTTCATTATGTAATTCCCTTAGTCTACCTTTTAAATGCATATTAATTGCACTATCCAATCTGATACTTCTACCACTTTCATAATCTAATGTCTTTAAACCACTTCCACCAATTTCTTTAAGTATCTTTGACATAGCCGTATCAAATGTTTCTTTACCTTGACTTACATTTAATAATGCTTCTTCTAATAATTGATTGTATGTATCTCTTAAATTATGAAACTTACCATTTATTGTATATCCTAATACATTTGACCTAGTATAGTTATACATTTCATTTTTAGCAATTTCTATAATAGCATTTTTCTGTGCTGTAAATATTGGGTTTTCTCTAAATGGTATATTTCTATATTCATAAAAGCCTCTACTAAACTCACTATCTTCTTTTGCATAAGCAGAAAATATATCATTTAATTCATTAATATTCATATCTGTATATTTTGATAGTTCTTTAATAATTTTTTCATAATCTCCTCCATATTTAAGCATTTGTACTAATTGTTGTGCTTGTGTTGGAGTTAAACTTTTTATCTTTTTAATAGAAGAACCTATCTTCGTTAGAAAATAGGTGTTTGCTTTTTCAATTCTTCTAGTTAATCTTTCTATTAATAATTCATCATTTATCATATAGGATTACCTCCTATTCGTTTCTTGTTCCTAATAAATCATCTACATCAGGTTGTTCTTTAGCAATTTCTTCTATTGCTTTTTTACTTTCTTCTAATGTTTCATCAGGGTGTAGCCATTGCCTTACTTCTACTTTGTCTACTATACCGTTAGTATTTGCCCAAATTAATTGGCTCCATTCTGCTTGTGTATCTTCAAGTAATGAATATGACCAATCGAATGTTACTTCATAATCTCCTTGTGGTGATAGATTAAAAGCATTTGCAAGTACATTACAAGCGTAGAAGAAATCATCTAATCCTTTTTCAATATTAGTTCTCATATCATCTACTATATTAAATGTATCATACATACTTCTTTTTATTTCAGTAGCAGTAGCATTTTGTGTTTGTACATCACTTATAATACCTCTACTTGTACCAATTTCATCTTCAAGTCTTTTATATAATTCTTGTAATCTTTCAGTATAACTTCTAAATGCTGGGTCAAATACATTAAACTTATTATCGTTATCATCAAAATTAAATGCTTTATATAAACCATCTTCTGGTAATTTTTCAACATTTCCATTTTTATCTGCTTTAAACATTGTAAAATCTACACCTACAAATGGTCTTTTCAATCTAAACTCATCATATAGTTGTTTCATTGTTTCTTTTATTTCTCTAATTGTATCATCACATCCATAAGTTATTGGTACACCATATTTATCATTTGTTTTACGATTATTTATTGGTGATTTAATATAACCTAATAATGCTCTATCTACATTCGATATTGTTAATTTAATCAATATGTTTTTCCAAAAATCAGGTACTTCTATTTCTTTACCTGTTTCATCTGTAAATCTTTGTTCTATTACTCCATTATAAGTACCATCTATATTCTTTTCTAGTCTATAATTTGACCATCTGATATAAGTTTTTGTTTGTCCTATTCCTTCTGTTATTTCTTTTCTTTCAGCAAGTACTGTTACTCCTGTAATTAAATCTCCTTCTGTTGAGTCAATTGTTGCTCTATTTTGTGGTATTATGTTATAGTATAACTTTTTACCTTTAACATAAGGTATTACAAATACACCACCATATCCATATCCCATTGAAGCAAGTTTTTTTGCTTTCTTCCATAATGATTGACCTGTTAGATTTAATAAGTCAGTTCTTGGATTATCTCCATCAATATTCATATTACTATCACTTATAGTATAATTTGCTAATTTGTTACTAAATATAGCATTAAAATTGATGTTATCAATACTTTCATATTGAACTGCATATTTTAAATTATCTTCGACCTCTTTCTTTCTTGTTTCTGTTCCAACTTTAAATATTTTATTTAATATCCAAAGAAATATATTCTTTAGCATACACAACCACACTCCTTTACTAATTTAAAGTCATATATATTATACCATATTTTACAATAAATATCCAAACTGCTATTGACCTTTCTTTTTCCATACATTATTAAGTGCATATCTGATACTATCAATTGTATGGTTGTTTTCATCTACATAACCACTTATATAATTACCATCTTTGTCTTGTTCAAACTCATAAGTACTAAACTCTTGTGCTGATACTGGACATCTCTTTGGGTCTATTACTATTTTAGCAAGTGATGATAACCACTTCATTGAATATTCAACACTACCTGGTCCTTTTTCAGCACCTTTCATACAACTTCCGTATGCCTTGAAATCTCCTATTGATTTTGGTTCTGCACTATCTGCTATAATTACATCATCTTCTGTAACACCTTTATCTTCTTTTAAATGTTCCCATACATCGGCATTACTCATTTTATTTACTACAAACTCATCGAATATATATAAAGTTCTTTGTTGTGAGTTATAACAACATTTAGTCCAAGCAAGTGGGTCTGGAAACCAACCAAAGTCCATTCCTTGATATGTGTAATCGAATGTATTTATTTCATCATCTGTTATTTCTCTTAATTCTACGTTTTCAAATACATTTCCACCAACACCTGTCATTAAACCAAGATATTCATTTTCATATAATTTTTCATTTACATCTTTCAAGAACTCTGCTTCATCAACAAATGCTTGTCCTAACCATTTCTTAGGTACACTTCTATAATCGCTTAAATGAACAATTCTACTATCTTTAGGAATAAGTTTTTCTATATTAACAAAATGTTGAGTAGATGCTGGTGTATTGTAAGAATAGAATTGTATAAAATCTTCTCCACCACGAATTAATGATTGATTGATTTTACGAACTTCATTCATACCTGCAAATTGGTCAAACTCTTCATACCAAGTAATACCAACATACATATCTTTTGGAGTTTTTAATGATTTAATTTTTCCGTAATCATCTGCTCCTCTAAAATATATTACTTGTCCTGTTTTCATATTAGTCATTTCTAATGGTGATTTAGTTAATTTCCATCTATCCTTTAATCCTGGATAACTTTCATCTAATGTATCTATTGCCCACTCTAATTGAGCAAATACTGAGTCTTTTAATGTATCTTTAACCTTTCTTAATACAACAGCACACATTCTAGGGTTATTCTCAAGTAATTCTATTATCTTTTCACTAATAAATGATGACTTAGTACTACCACGACCACCTTCTAAATAGTATTCACGGTATTCTCTGTCATCTATTGCTCTGTTTATATCACTAAATGAACTAGAAATGTCTTTTGCTGGTAATACAATATATACATTCTGTTCTTCATCTTTTTTTTCTTTCTGTTCCATTAATGTTTGTATTACTTCATAATTTCTAGCATTACCATTAACTGCACCTTTAATTAATCCTAAAGTTACCATTTCTTGATAAGATAATTTTTCTTTGTTTTTATCATTGATTGGTACTTTATTTAATGTATCTTCTAGTACTGCTAACATAGTGGCTTTTTTTCTTCTTGCTTCGCCACTTGCTTTACCACCTCTCGACGCTTCTTCTACAGTTAACTTATGTGCTTGTGGTATCAGATTATCATTCTTGTTAGCCACTATTTCACCTCATTTCACTTATTTATTCTTTAATAAGTAATATATATGAATTAGCAATAAACTTCCATTGAGAAAACATACACTAAATGATTTAATACTAAATCCATATATGATAAATACTATACATCCTACTATATTGATTATTCTAACCTTTTCTAAATCATTATACAAAAATGATATTAATATTATTATACTTGCTATTGTTCCTAATACTTCCATAAATACCTTCCTAACAAAATAATACCTGCTTGACTTATTTTCTATTTTATTTTCTTACTTAAATATAAGAATGGTGTATCACATAATGCTATTACTGTTTCAATTATTGTTGTTGCTGTTGCTATCATTAACATATCATTTAAACTATAAATACCAGTAAAGCATAAGAAAGTGAATATAAAGTTTTCTAATCCATTACATAATATTGTACATAAATTATTTCTAAACCACATACACTTTCCATTCATTTTTTTCTTTAGCCAAGAGTAAAGTCTTACATCTGCAAAATTAGCAATAGTTAACATTACTATACTTGCAATACTTATTCTTGGTATTATTCCAAATATTGTTTTCATACTTTCTTGTGCAAAGTCTAATTCATTTGGATTGAATAATAACATAACTTGCATAATTACGATAAACATAATTACACTAAATACAGCAAACCTTATTCCTTTTTTTGCTTCTTTCTCTCCATAACACTCTGTTAATATATCTGTTACTAAGAAATTACTAGCAAATAATACATTTCCTAGAGTTGCAGATAAACCAAGTACATTTACTGATTTTACTACTCCTATTTCTGCTAATATAGTGGCAACTGCCATATATCCTATTAAACCTTCTTTACCAAATAATTTCTTAATAACTAATACACTTGTAAATATTCCAATTACTGAAATTATCAATAATAAATTATTCATCATATCATCTCCTTATTTTTTTTATAGTAGGTTATGGTTAACTACTAATCTTTACATACACTCTTCCATTTATTATAGTAATGTTCTTGCATCTTCATACCTTCAAGATAATTAAGTAATACTACTGTTAATCTATGATTTTTTGAAAACTCTTTTGTTACTTTTCCTCTACTACCAACTCTACCATATATAGATTGTTGTACCCAACTACTACTATCTACAAAGTCGAATGGAACAGTGTCTAATATTTTCTTTCTTGTCATTCCAAGACAATGAACTTTACAATTATATTTTTTGGCATATTTTAAAAACATCAGATATTGTTCATCTTTTATGTCTTCATTTTTAAATCCTGTAATCGCTATTATCTTTCCAGAATAATCACGACACATTTTTTTAAACTCTTCTATGCCTCTATTTTTATGCCAAACAGGTATTATTTTGTCAGAAACTTCTTCTAATATTTTTCTTAATTCTAATACTTTGTCGTATCCTATAATGTTATCAACATCCATTTCAAAGTATCCTAGTATATTACTATTATCATTTTTTTTAATAAAGTCTGCGTATTCTCTTGTATATTCTAACCAATCAACTTTAGTTCCTTTCTGAAAACTATGTGCTCCACTATCTACCAATAATAACTCACTATGATTTTTTATTTTTTCAAAAGTCTTCGGTGCTTTTCTTATATAATAATACGATACTAAGTTCCATTTCATTTTTAAATCTGGCTTTTCTTTTAATATATAATCAATAAACATATATTGACCATCATCTTTACAAGAAGAACCTCCTTCTATTGCACTTAAAAATATCTTCATTAACTTACTTCCTCTATTTTTTCAATATTTGTATCTGTATCTACTTTCTTAAAATGTATATCTCTATCTATATGGTGGCAAAATGGGCATTCTAACATTCTATGACTAGGTTCATCATAACTACTGTCTGTTAAATCTTCAACACTATCCCAATCAACTTTTATATTATCAAAACCAAAGTCTTCCATATTTAAACTTAAATCTTCTAATTCAATATCTAATAATCCATAATCCCAATTTGATTTCTCTGATACTTTATTATCTGCTAATCTAAATGCTTTTATTTGTTCTTTCGACAAATCATCAGCAATTATACAAGGTACTTCTTCTAATCCTAATTGTTGACTTGCTTTGTATCTTGTATGTCCGGTAACTATTATTCCATTCTTATCAATTACTATTGGAACTTTAAATCCAAACTCTTTAATTGAATTAGCAACATATTCTACTGCATCATCGTTTTTTCTTGGGTTTTTTTCATAAGGTTTTATTTCATTTAATTTTTTATATATTATATTCATTTTAACTCTCCTTTATTTCTATCTGATATATATATGCCATCAATTTCTTTTTAATCATATAAACATCAGTTTTAAATCCTTTAGTGTCTTCTACTATTTCTTTGCCATCTTTCTTGTATACAAAGTCTGCAACATAAGTCATCTCTCTATATCTTTTTTTGTTTAAATTAAATGCAGGTATAAGTGTATAAGGTACTTGTCTTTTTAACTCTGTTATTTCTCCTTTGTCTAACATTGATTTTAATTCTAAATATCTATATGCTTCTTTCTTACTATCAAATGTTAGTCCAAATACAGAACATTTTTTATTATGATACTTCATTGTTCACCATCTTTCCAAATCTTTTGTTATATTCATTTGTTAGTCTTTCTTTACTTTCATCATCATTGTTAAGATACTCCCAAATCATATCTTTTACTTTTTCTTTTTCAAAACTAATAGAATATACAAATCTTTTATATGCTTTCTTTTGTTTCTTATTCATTAACATATATTTAATTTGGTGTAATTCTTTATTTTCGTAAAAATCTCTTATACCGTAAAATCTCATAAGCAACAAAAAAAGGCAATAATATCCCTGTTGCAATTACCACCTTTTAAACTCCATAAATATTGCATAGTACCACCACCATACAATATAAGTATAACATATCTTTATTAAAAAGACAATAAAAAAATGGGACATTTCTGCCCCTAGCCTATGAAATCAGGAAATCATTGTTCCCTGAAACAAAATTATAATAGGTATTCTTCACACTAATTTACTATAACCAATTATTATTCGACCACTAGCCAGTTAAGAAGCCTCATAAGGGAGCGACCACTTATTCTTTCCTAACCTTTAATTACTAGAATAAATCTTTCTTATCAACTTTCACACACATTAGGCAAAATTCGCTATACTGCGTGACAGGCAGTGCATTTCCATAATGCGTCATTCATTATAATATGTAGTCTTGTGCTACTCGTACCAGTTTCTAATCTTATACACCTATCACTAGGTATCAGCTACACTATTGGGTTTTTGGTATTCATATTAAACACTCTAACCACCACAGTTAGTATGTTTTGTATGGCTTTCTCCCTAATTGATAATTTAGGTTTTTGCAGATTACCAACGATTAGTCCTGTGTCTTATAATCTCTTATAATAAACTGCTATTATCTTTTTCTATACTTTGTATATCTTAATAATGATATTACTATCACCATCCACTCAATCCCCTTTAAAATCTCTCTCAAAGGTAATAAGGACAAGATAATACCCTTCCCACATTGTGTTGTGGTTTTTCATAAGGTTCTATTATAATTCTGTTTCAAAGAACAACTGAATGGCGATACTTATAAAGCATCATACTTTATAAGCATCACATTGAATAGATATAACCAACTTATTACAGGTAGCAGTTGTTAGTAATAACATTTAATACTACATTATAATATCTACTCAATGTGCTACCTATAAAGGTAACACAGAGAACACACCAATTGTTAGGTGCTTAGTACTATATAAGTACTAATATCATTATAACATATTTTTTAATTATTGCAAATATTTTTTTAGATATTTTTATAAATATCAAATATGATATCTTTTAAGTCTTGCAACTTAACTATGTTTCTATACTTTTCTTGACAGTTGTTTAATTCATTCTTGGCTTTTGCTAATAATAATTTATATTCTTCATCATCATCCAATACATCTACTAACTTTTTAAAAGTTCTTTTTTCATCATCAACTTTTCTAGTACTAACATATACTCTTGCTTTTTCTATAGGCTTTTTATTATCATCAATTATTATTGAAATACTACATAAGATATCTGTTGCTTGTTTTAATCTATATTTTCTACCTGCAACTTCATTATCCCATTCGAAGCATTTTGCTAATTCACTATCTCTATGAGTTTCTGCATATTCTAATACTTCTTTATTAGTTAATTCTCCTATATCTTTGATTTTTTCTAATTCTTCTCCTACTTTATTAGCATCTTGTTTATACCAAGCATTACTCCAAGTATATTTCATATTACTCCTCCTTTCTCCTGCCTTAACAGACCAAAGCGAACTCCAACTGACCCCACCTGACCTGCCTTACCGGAACTCATCCAACCATACCGGGACAAACCGTTCCTGCCGGACCTGACGACACCGTACGAAGAACGAGCCGTACTCCAACGCAACACACGATACCTGCCGAAACTAAACCTACCATTTATTTTTTAACTATTTTGTATCTACTATATATGAACCAAAGTTGCCACCTTTTTCAACTCTCATTTCACCAAGCCCACAACTGAAGCCACCAACATTTATAAAATTAATTATTTGTTCTAGTGAATAAGCACCATTTTCATTGTACTCTATTGTAAATGTCATTGACCAATCATTAAATTGTGGTCTAAATCTGACATCCGTACCTCCGTGTGCTATTCTTACGTAATCTTCTCTCATTACTACTTCTTTGTAATTTATTTCAACTAATTCTTGTGGTATTAAGAATGCACCATATAAACTAACTTTGTCTTTAGTCATACCATTTCTATATGCACCACTTGCAATACTTGCCTTTATTCCTTTTGCTGGGAAACCAAACTTTGCTCCTTTTTTAAGTGCTTCTTCAAATGCTTCTGTAGTAAACTCTGTTGGCATTTCTGTTAGCCAATAGTTTGCTCTGATAAAATCTTCTACTGGATTTCTTAATTCTTTAGTCTTTGCTTTTTTCATCTGAGCATCTATTATTTGTTGTCTACTCTTTTCATTAAAATTATTTACTACTAAAGGTGTAGTACCTTTTATTGTTACTTTTACTTCTTTTAATTTAATTGGTTTTAATACTATTTCTTCTTCTACTTTCTTTGTCATTTTCTTTTAATCTCCTTTTTCTTATTTTATATTAAATATTTCTAAAATATCATTACCTGCATAAGTTGTTGGTAATTGACCATTCCATTTTTCTATAAATTGTTTTGCGATAACTTCATCAGTTAATGTTTGTTTTAACAATTCGTTTGATTTTTTAGTTGCTTCTGCTTCAACTATTTTTTTCTCTGCTTCTATTTTTGTTTTTTCTAATTCTTGTTTAGCAGTTAATACTTTTTGCTCTGCTACTTGTTTTTCTTCTATTGCCTGATTATATGCTTTACTAAAATCTAAATCAATAATATTGAAATCTGTAATAATAATTCCATATTTTTCTACTTTAGTTTGTATTTCATTTAAGCATTTATCACTTACTTCATTTCTCATCGTAATAGTTTGTTCTGCTGTATATTCACTTATAACTGCTTTAATACTTTCTTGTATTGCTGGTACTAATATTGTATCTTTATATGAGTTTCCTACTGTCTTATATAAACTAGATGCTTTGCTTCCATCTACTTTAAAATTAACTGCTAATTGAGTTGTAATAGTCTGTAAATCTTTACTAGAACTTTCTGTTTCTAATTCTACTTTCTGCACTTTAATATTTACTTTAACTATTTTTTCAATATATGGTACTTTTACATTAATACCTTCTTTTAAACTACTATCAATTATTTTTCCAAATCTGACTTTTAATCCTACTTCGCCACTTCTAACTGTTGTTATACTAGCAAATATAGTTATTAATAAGAATAAGCCTATAACACTAAATATTATTATTTTTGGTATATTCCATACTTCTTTATTTATTTTTTTATTTTTGCTTTCTCTATAATCATATTCTTCTACTTCTTTTATTTTTTTAAAATTAAACATATTTTCTCCTTATAAATAATTTTTTCCATATTTTTTTCTAAAATCTTCTGGACTTTTATGATATACTTCACACCATATTTCTTCTGCTATTGCTTTCATATTTGTTTTTTCTTCCCATTCTTTAGGACTTAAATGTATTGAAAACTTACCTGTTCTATGTAATTCAGGTGTAGTAAATATTACTAAGCCATCTGCTATACTCTTTTTTCTATTACTTGTTCTTCCTTCAAATACTTCGTGTCTTTCACTACCGTTAAAACGAAAGTTTCTCCAATATGGTGGGTTATCATTCATAATGCAATATTCATTAGTTTGCATCATCATAATATTTACCCATAATTCTTTGGAAATCTTTTTTATCTTCTACTGCTTCATATTCTTTAACTACTCTTGTCAAAGCAGTTGCTAATATATGTATTGCATCAACTGGACACATCTTATTTGTTTTTACTAATATTTTACTATCTTTTCTTTGCTTTAATATTATTTTCTTATTCATTGTTCCACATCCTTTTTAATGCTTCTATCTGTTCTGGAGTCTTAGTTGGTATATTAAGTTGTTCTGCTTCTTGAACTACACCATCTATAAAAATACTCATTTCTTTTGTATCATATTCACTTGTACCTTTGTATATATGATAATGTGTAAACTCTTTATCATTTAAAACTGATGTACCTGCTTTTTCCCAATATTTAAAATAGCCTTTAATGTCTATGGTAGAGAGAATACTTACCATTTCTCTCTGACCATAATCTTTTAACATTTGTAAATATACTTCTTCTTTCGATTTACTTATCTTATTTGCAATTTCAGTTATCAGATGCCAAGCATAATTGTTAGCATTTAAACTCCTTTTTTGCTTGTATTCTTTTATTTCAAATAAAGTTTCATCATTTTGGTTAAGTAGCCAAGTTATTGCTTGATTTTTATTACCTACCATTTTCATCTAACCTTTGTATTTTTATTAAATATCTTAATACATCATTATTAGTTAAATATCCTATAACATTATCTGTTATTGGAGTATTATAAGATAAGAACCATTTTGGGTCTGCTTTTGAATTATCGTCAAAATAGATAACTGCTAATTCAAATAAATCATCTTCAAATCCATAACTACCATAATGTTTAATAACACTAGCACCATAACCATTTTCAAATCTAAATATCCATTGCTGACCTTTATGCCCATTATCTCCTATATAATATTTTTCAAATCTTTCATATTCTAAAGGAGTTTTACATTGCTTAAATAATTCTACTATACCATTCATATTATTCTCCTAAAATGGTAAATCATCATCTGTTACTATTGGTGTTACACCATCTATTACAGTTGGTTCTTTTGGTCTACTTGTTAAGATGTTAATTTTATCACATACTACATAATTTCTTGAGTGATATTCTCCATTATCATCTTTCCAAGTATCTACTCTTAACTTACCTTCTATTTCTATTTTATCTCCTTTTTTAGCATAAGAATTAAGATATTCTGCTTTCTTTTCAAATGCTACGAAATCAATAAAATCTGATAAATAATTTCCTTCATCATCTTTTTTTTCTTTTCTTACTGCTATGGTATTTTGTACATAACTTTTATTATTTTTTGTGTATTCAAGTTTTATATCTTTAACCATATTACCTGTTAAACATATTCTATTCATTTTAATCACCTATAATTTCACTAATTTTTTCTAGCATTTCATCTATATCTATTTCTTCATTTTTTTGTTCTTTATTATGTCCTTTAATTACTTTGAACATATAATCTACATCTCTCATACATAAGCAACCATTATCTAATAATGTTTGTATTGACTCACAAATACAAGTCATTACACTTGGTTTATCTCCAACTTGCATTGCTCCTTTATTAGTTGCTACTATGATACAAGTACTATCTTTAAATAGATTTTCAAATCCTTCTCTTATTTTTTCTTCTTGTTCTTTGTATTCATCAGATGGTTCTCCTTTTAATTTTTTAATTACTTTTTCTAACATTTCTTCCATTTTATTTTCTCCTTTTTCTTTTTTATCATTTTCTTTTTTTCTTAATTCTTCTACTGCTTCCTTTAATTCTTCTTTTGTCATTTTATTTATATCTTTCATATTATTCTCCTTTTTTTGGTCTTCCAACTTTTCTTTTAGTTGTTTCTTTTTTTGTTTTTTCTTTTACTGGCTTACTTTTCATTGCTTCTTCTAATTCTGCTTCAAACTTTTTAAAGTTTTCTTCAAGACGCTTTTTTGATTTTTTAAGTTCAATATCTGTTTTAACATCTCTTATTAATGAATAAGTTAATCCAATTAATAATACTGTTAATATTAATATTGTTAAAATACCTATGATTGTTTCCATTTTTACACCTCCTTTAACAAATCTCTATTCCATATTCTTTTTTCAAATCTTCTAATAATTGTTCTGTATTTTTGGATATATTATCATCTTCATAAGTCCAAACTATAAAGTTTTGTTTTAATTCTTTTTCTAAAATACTTTTTGTATGTTTTTTATCATCATCGTGTCCATAACCATTATATGTGAAATCATAATTACCGTCATTTACTTCTTGCCATTTGAACTTTATTCTTCTTTGCATACTTGGATGTGCTATTGTAAAACAAATCTTTTTAATATTTAATGGTTCTCTATCTGTTTTTATTCTAGTTAATAAGTAACAATAATTATCATCGTAACCACTATTTGCAGTTCCACTATATAGATTACATCTGTATCCTGCTTTTTCTAACAAATCTATTATTAATAAATATTGTGTTCCTATTTTTATTATTTCATTACTATTGGTTCCGGCTGTTACTCTGATATTTAAAAATATGTTTAAAACTTTTTGTGATGTTTTTTTAGGTTCTTGATTAATCATATTTGTAGGTATTCCTAACAAATATTGTGGAACATTTGCTTGAAAGCCAACTACATCTTGTTTTTGTTTAGGTCTATTTATTATATTACCTAATAATTTATTTACATTTAATTTTTTATTTTCATCTTTTATTTTATTAAATAATTCTTCATCACCATATTTTAATAAATCCAATGCTTCTTCAAAACTATGAGTTTTTGTAAAAGTAAATCCTCCTGTTTCACTAGAATCATCTCTGCCTGATTTTCTAGGTTTTGTCGAAACATATTTTGCTAATTCATCAATATTATTAAAAACATTTATATAAATCTTACCTTTGTTAATTTCTAGCATAAGTTTTTCATTTCCTTAACCCAAGAATTAGAATTATTTAATTTTTTAATTATCATATTTAAGTCATCTATTTGCATATTTTTAATAATAGTCGTTTTTAATATTGTCTGTTTATCAATACCTATTTCTAATAATTTAGTTGCATTTATTAATGCTCTCATTGAAACTATATATCTTAAATTACTATCATTTATTGCTTGTCTTAAATCTTTGATGAATAAATATAATTCTTCATCGTATGCTAATTGTCTTTCAACTTGTTCATCATAATCAAAATTAAGTACAACAAATCTATCTAGTGTAGCACCATCTAATACATTACGACCAACATATACCATATCTGCACCAGTTCCATAAGTATTACCTGCACATACTACTCTAAAATCTTTATTTGCTTCTATTCTTCCTATTGGGAAGTCAAAATATCTATTTGCTATTGCACTATTTAATATGATAAGTGCTTCTGGACTACTAGCATCTATTTCATCTAAGAAGAACATCCCACCATCTTTAAATGCTTTGTAAAACTCTGTTTCGTGATATATACCATTTGCATCTATAAATCCTGTTAACTTATATTCTTGATTAATTGCATTTGTTGAATAAAATGTAAGTCCTAATCCTTTAGCAACTTGTTCTAATGTATAGTTCTTACCTGCTCCTGCTCCACCAACTAGCATAAGTGGTATATCATTTGCTACTATATTACATATTTTATCAAAATCTTTATGAAATATTCCTTTTAATTTAACTTGAGTTTGATTTTGTTTTATAATTACTTCTTTTGGTAATAAACCATATTTTTCTTGTATAAACTTATCTAACTTTTCTTTAAGTCTATTTTCTAAGTCTTCTGTTGCAATATCTCTACCTTTTTCTATTATTGCTTCTTTCATAGCCTTTTCAACAGGACTTTCTTCTTTCATTTGTTTTAACATATCAGACATTTTGTCTAACATCTTTCCAATATCTTTACTATTTTCTTTAAAGCCTTTTTCTAATGCTTCTGTTATACCACTAAAATCTTCTATTTTAGGTTCTTCTTTTGCTTTTACTAACATTTCATCTGTCCAAGTAAAATTATCTTCATCTTCTGCTATTTCATAACTATAATCACTTTTTACTTTTAATATTGTTAATATTTGCCCTTTTTTATGATACATTTCTGATGTTAGTCCATATCCATTATAAGTATTACTCATACTAACATTTGATTTTAATTTAACTTTATCTCCTACTTTAAACTTTGCCATTTTCTTTAATCTCCTTTATCAATTTCTCTATTTCATTTTTTCTTTTTCTTTTAATTTCTACTAACTTTCCTAAACCTTTTTTAGGTAGCCATAAAGCATATAACTTTTTAAATCTTTTACCATAAGCCAATTCATATAAACTTAATTGCCAACTTAAATATTCTCGATCTAACTCAGCAGTAGTTTTGATATCACACAAACACATATCAACACCAATTCTAGCTATCATATCGAATCTACCAGCATATTTATCTTCATAATGTATCATTTGTTCTTGTTCTATTACATGAATATCATTTTGCTTTTTTAACTTGATATACTGTTTTAATGATTCTTTTTGAATATAATCTAGATCGTAATCATCAACTACAAAACTATATGCATCATTTACATCACACGGATAATATTTATCATCACCTTTAAGATATTGTTCATAA